CTTTACTCGCATCAGGCATAGCAGTATTTCGTTTTGGGGGGCTTTTTGGTGGTGGTGCTTGTGGTTGTGGTTTTGGTAGGTTAAGTGATGCTGGACCACTAAGCATCGGATCTTTGGATGGATCCACAAGGAACTGGTTATCTTGGTTTGTACCACGCCAGACGGAACCAGGAATTATTCCATTAGCATCTGCCCGAATATTATTTCGTGGATCGCTATCACTATTAACTGCCCTAACTGTTGCTGGACTACCTCTAAACTCTAGAGCACCGCCAACAAATTTTGCTGCACTTGCTTGTCTTTTTGGATCGGATAGAAGACTAATAACTTTTAATAGAGTTGCCTGACTTTGACCAGACCATGCAGATGCTTGCCCTAAAGTACGTATTGATTTAAATGCTCCACTACCTCTAGTGTACACACCTTGAAACTGTCCGGGAGCACCAAGAACATCAGTATAGTTAGTACCATATCCAGGGTGTGCAACTCTATTAGCAACCACCTGCAGCATGTCGGCGTATCCCTGGTCACTACTACCTTCTGTGGTGAGTGCCGCAGCGATACGATACATTTCAGCAGACTTTGGATCTGGAAGTTGTGCTGAACCTCCTCCAGGATCTACTCCACCACCTCCACCATCATCACTACCTCTATCAAATTCATAATCCTCAATTCCAAGTAATTTCTTAACATCCTGCTTAAGTAAAAGTATTACAGAATTTATTGAATTATCCATTTGGACGAAGGAATCCTTCATTTGATTCATTCCTTTGTCTACTGCTACTCTTACAGCATTAAAATCAAATCTAACAAGACCAGAAGAAATTTCACCAACCATATCACCAAATCCTATCAAAAAGTTTTGAAGACCCTCTCTAAAATTATTGAGATATTGGAAATATGTCTTCATCCTCTCAATGAGAGCTTGAGCCATTTTAATGATATTTGGGAGATTGGTCAAAGCCCATCCAACTAGTAATGTTCCAAGAAAATCAAGTATTCTACCCAAGAAACCTCTTGTGCTATTTGCTACAGCACTAGTAGATCTTGATATTGCACCCTGAATTGATGATGCCTCTACAATATCCTCTCTTTCTTTTCTTCTTGTCGCTTCTCTTCTCTGATTAAATGCTTTTATACTCGCTGAAAAAGATTTTCTCTTATTTGTTGTAGACTGTATAATTGTTGTTCTAACAGTTGCAGCAGATTCTCTTGTCCTAAGAAGACTTTTGTTAAGTCCAGATAAAGACTTATTAATGCTAGTTACATTTATGGAAGAACGATACGCCATTTAACTTATGCCCATCCAGTATTAAAGTAACGATACGAAGTATACTTGTGAAAATTATCTGGATCTGAAGTAGCAATGCTAGGCAGATAGTTAGCAGAACCTAGATCTTGTGTTGGTACATTTCTTGCACTAGCAGTAGATTCATTATTAATTACTGTTACATTACCTCCAGAGTCTGAACTTTTTAATGACTGGAGATTATCATTAGATTTTTTTGGTGGTGCATTTATTTCTGGAGATGGTGTTTTAAATAATGGTCCTTGTCCAGTAAACGCATCTAGTAAATTAATCTCTGTATTCAAGAATGGATTATCTTTACCAATATCGCTTCCCTTATAAAATTCCTTACCAAGACCAATCAATGCTGGAATAGCAAATGTTCCAGCTATTGTTAACGGTATTGTGAATTTTGGACCTAGAACATAGTTTAATGCTGATAGAGCACCGCCAGCAGCAAAACCTGTACCAGAACCAGCGATCATTTCACCAACAGATGATCCAAAAAGCGTATCGTATATTGCAGACGCACCTGCAGCGAATAAACCACCTTTAAGTACTGATGAACCAAAAGGACTTCCTTTAGAACCAGATGAAGCAGGTGGAGCTCCACTAGATCCTGCTTTACCTCCAGGTGAAGTTTTTGCTGGTGGTGCTGATGGTTTTGGTTTTGTTGGAGTTGGTTTTGTTTTTGGTTTTAAACCTATTCCTGCCGCTATACCTGCAGCAGCAGTTTTAACTAAATTGAGTAGTGCAGCAACAGGTCTAATTAATAAGTTTCTAAAAATAGAACTACCCAACTTAGAAGTAAGTCTGGTAAGATAACCAAGTATAGTTCTAAATCCACCACTAAACAATAAGAAAATACCAGTTACAACACCAATATTCTTCAAGAACTTTTGCTTAAGTTCTTCTAGTCTTTCTTTATCACCAGATATCAAGGCACTAATAGTTGATAGCGCCATATTTCCTAGGAAACCACCTAGGAGAATCATAAAGAAGCTTGATAATCTACCTAGAGTAAATCTTGCTTTATCGCCAACTTTTTTAATCGGAGTCAAAAGAGCAGACTGCATTTTGCGTTCAACGACGCTTTCTTTACCTTCTCTGATTTTCTGCTCTGCTAAGATTTCTTCCTGTCTTATCTTCTGAGATTCTCTTGCCTGATCTAATGCAGAATCTTCTCTTACTCTTTCAGCAATACCATTCAGAGAAGCACTTAGAGCACTAACTTGATTACTAAGATTTATAAGGGAAGAATTAATATTATCAAAAGCAAGTCTATTCTGCTGCAGCGCAAGCGTAGTTCCATAATCTTCCCTTGGCTGTTGGTCTTGGGGACGATTCAGAAACGAAAAAGAGGATACTCTAGTTCTTCTTACTCTTAAACCAGTTGTGATTGGCGATGAAAACTCAGCCATTTAGTTCAGATTGCTGTTGTTTTAAATTTTCTTCCTCAATATATTGTTTTAGGAAAGTGAGATAAACTTCTCTTTCCCAAGGTATCATATTCTCTAGTTCAGTCAATGAGTATTTATGATGCTGCATCAAGGCAAAATTTATCTTGTAGTATGACTCAAGATCTTCATGAGCCATACTTACCCGAAAAAAGCATTTAATCCCTCCAGAACAATTTCATTTTCAACCTTTGTATTTGGATTCATCACCGTAACAGTATGAGACAATTTTGGCATTGTCTCAAAGAATGTTTCAATCTCTTTGAATTGTTTTGAACTCAACTGCTCAAGAAATTCTCTAAGTTCTTTCTTAGAACAGTCCGATGCTGACCAAGACTCTTCCTCAGAATAGACTTGCTCAATGCAGGAAGAGATTAGATCAAAAGTATTATCTAAGTTTAGCTCTTCGGTGCTGAAATTATTTTTCACAAATTCTTCCATAGATGGATACTTCATCCTCAGAATAAGATCATTATCAAGTTTGATATCTCTATTATGGTTCTTTCCAGTCTCAACTTTGATATCATCTAAGTTGATTGTTACGGGAACTTGGGTAGTTCCATCATCTGGACATGTTACAATAACTTCCACTTCTTCGCCAACAGATTTACCTCTGATGTTCAAAAAGATATATTCAATATCAAATGTAGACAGTTGTTCGATTTTAATTCCTCTGCTTAGGATACAGTTAGAAATAACTTCCTTAACAGCATTTGTGATTTGCTTATCATCTTCGCTTTCCATTGCGATGATAAGAATCTTTTCTTCTCTTACAAGAAAAGGGCGATATCTAATTTTCTTTCCATTAGAAGGAAGTTCCAACTCATAGGTTGGTGTAGATATTTTTGGTAAAGGCATAACAACCCAAAAAGTTCAGTTAAAAATATTTATCTAGGTCCATAGGGGCTATTGTAGACTTGTCCCTTGTTAAGTGCTTCAGCATAAGTCATACCTTCAGGAATAAATCTAACTCCACCAGCCTGAGCAGCACCAGCAGAAACTGGAACATATCTCTGTCCTTCATTACCAGTTGATTGATTTGAATTATCATTTTTCTTATTATCATCAGTTCCTCTGTGAATAGAGTAACTATCACTTCTACCACAAATATATCTGTCGTAACTAAAGCGTACTGATGCTTTTAATATCTCCGATGCATCATATTTCACTACTGTTGATGAAAGATCTCTTGGAAAAAGACCCCAGAAAGTATATTCTATATCTTCTTTATAATCTCTATCAAACTTAATAATTTTTGTTTGGTTTGATTTATAATCTTCTGGATATTCCATCCTAAAATAATAATCATCAGATGCTTTTCTATGTGCGGATCCATTAGAAATGAAGTCCATCCAATGTTCTAAGAACTTCAGAGTTTTATACTCATTATCAACATAAAACTCAAGACCTATCTCAGTAAACAATCTTGTGTGAGCCATATTTTCAACGACTCCCATAAAGTTTCCCTTAATATTCGCAGTAGCAAGAGCACTTCCAGGTAACGAAGCAGAATAGCACAGAAGTCCTGATGTCTCAGTAATAAACCTATAACCAACTCCACGGACATTCAAATGTTGTCTTAAAGGTAATGGTAGACCACCAAAAACAACCTGATAATGTGAAGTTTGCGCTAGATTTGTTAGTGCTGGTTTAAAATCCGATATCCTTCTTGGTCTAGGTGCTGCCACTCTAAATACCTTATACGAGTCTTACATTATTAGTTATTTAGATGGCATATAAGGGAAAGTATCAACCTTCTAACCCAAAAAAATACAAAGGTGACCCATCAAATATAATCTATAGATCATTATGGGAAAGAAAGTTTTGTCGTTACTGTGATAATAACCCAAATATATTAGAATGGGGTAGTGAAGAAATGTATGTGTGGTATAAGTCTCCAGTAGACAATAAACCACATAGATATTTTCCAGACTTTTACATTAAAGTAAAAGAATCAACTGGAAACATTAAAAAGTATATTATTGAGATTAAACCTCTACGTCAAACTGCACCTCCACCAAAACCAAAGAGACAAACTCAAGGTTACTTGCGTGAGGCATACGAGTATGCTAAAAACCAGGCAAAGTGGGAAGCAGCAAAAGAATGGTGTCTTGATAGGGGTTATGAGTTCAGAGTCTTTACTGAGAAAGAATTAGGTATCAAGTAATGCCTAGAAAGACAGTCAAGCAACAAACAACAAAAAGACCCACAGATACGGATACAAATGTAAACCGAGTCCGTGGGATAAGTGATAGTATTATTGGTATCAAAGACCCTGATGATATTATGGTAGAACTCTTAGCAGTTCTAAATGAAGGACCTAAGATACCTGAAGCAGGTAAGATTTATATCTTTGTTTACAGCGCCAAGACAGCATCACTGAACTATGATCAAAACCCTTTTGTTGCTGTTACTGATGTATTCCAGTGGGGTTTTCGTGGTCTGAACTTCCATTGGGGTGAGACCAGACAATATACTTGGAATGAAGTTGCTGGTGGGTTGTATGAAGTCTATCCATCGGAAGTGAAAGATTTGCAGATGATACCTTTTGCTAATTTTCGACTAAATACTTAAAAAACATAAATGGCGATACCCTTAGATGTAATTCCATATCAAGGAAATCAACCAAATTCACCTAAACCTGGAGAGAAAGCAACTGCTCAAAAGGACAAGGTTTTAAGGTATCCATATGCTAGAATCGATAACGACTCTGATTATTTGAGAATTGAGATAATCAAATATGAGTCTCCAGCAATTAACTTAGATTCTCTTTTTGATGTTCCAACAGATCAGAATGTAGAAAATCCAACTGTAAAAATAAAAGAGAAGGCAAACTTTCAATTACCTACGATATCTTCAAAAGTAGAAGAAACTAAAAGAACGAAAGGAATACTTCATACAATTTATCTACCAATACCAGAACAAATAGGTGATACCACACAAATTAGTTGGGGAGAGGGAAAATTAAATCCAGCAGAAGCCTTTGGTATTGGTTTTGGTAATCAATTTCAAGATAATCCAACAGCAGCATTAAATGCTGCCCTAAAGGCGTTGACGGATGGAGTAAGTGGAATTGGAGCTGATTCACAAGCATTGAAAGCCATACAGAATGTTGTTTCCTCTACCGCAATTGGTGTCTTAGGTGGTAACGTAAGTGCTAATGAATTAATTTCAAGAGCAACTGGTCAAGTATTTAATCCAAACCTGGAACTATTATTTGATGGTGTTGGTCTTAGAAATTTCCAGTTTAGCTTTGAATTCTTTCCAAGAAATAAGAAAGAAGCGGAACAAGTCATTCTTATTATTCGTACCCTGAAAGCAAGAATGAGTGCTAAGAAAAACGCAAGTGGAAACTCTAAGATTCAAGGTGTCTTCATTTCCGCTCCAGATCTTTTCCAACTGACTTATATGAAAGGTGGTAAAAACCACCCAATATTGAATAAGTTTAAACCAATGGCTCTGGTAGATCTACAAGTGAACTACACAGGTTCTGGAACTTATTCAACCTTCTGGGATGGAACACCAACTCATATAACAATGTCTTTATCATTTAAAGAACTTAATCCAATATACTTTGAAGATTATAACGAGGAGCAATATAGTGGTCCATATGCTCCAGGTGAAGATCCAGTGAACCAAGGTCATGCTGTAGGTTACTAAAATGAGTTACTTTAGAGAACTACCAGACTTATTCTATCAGTCCCCATTTAAAGATAGAACTTCATCTACCGAATATGTAAGAGTAAAGAATCTTTTTAGAAGAGTCAAACTTCGTGATGACTTACAGAATGTTTTTACTCTATTCAACAAATACCAAATCCAACAAGGAGAAAGACCAGAAACTGTCGCCAATAGACTTTATGGTGACGTATCTTATGATTGGGTTGTTCTTTTAACCGCTGGTATTGTAAATGTTAGAGACCAGTGGCCACTTTCAGATTACGAACTTTATAAGTATGCAGAAAATAAGTATGGTAGTAATCTGAATACAATTAGATTCTATGAAACAACTGAAGTGAAAGATTCTTCTGG